AAGCATTGGTTATCTTAGCTGATAAGATCAAAGATATAGATGCTCACTTCGTAGCTAATGTACATGATGAGTGGCAGATCGAGGTTGTAGCTGAACATGCTGAGCTAGTAGGTAAGTTGGGTGTAGAGGCTATCATCGAAGCTGGTAAAGTTCTTAAACTTAATTGCCCACTTGATGGGGAATACAAGGTAGGAGATAACTGGAGTGAAACACACTAACGTGAAAGAGATTAACCCTAAGACAGGTAAGCCTTATTACTACAAAGATAACCCGGCTGCGGTTAAGCTACGTGATTCTAAGAGGATGTACTTGAATGGCAAGGAAGTTTCTAAGAGCCATACCCTACATAAATCAGGGCGCTATAAATCATTTCAAGAAGCTGCCTTCTCATCTCTTCCTAAGTACACACTAACCAAGGAAGGTTATGTTTACATCTTATCTAACCCAGCATGGGAAGGGTGGTACAAGGTAGGTATGGCTGCTGACATTAACGATAGAGTAAACAGCTACCAGACATCAAGTCCACTACGCGACTACTATCTAGAGCATTACATTGTCACATCCGACAGGCGAACAGCAGAGAAAAAGATACACGATAAACTTATAAAAATATCTAAAGGTGTAGCGGGTGAGTGGTTTGACGTGTTACTATCAGAAGCAATTAATGTTTTAACTAAACACACAGACGAGATACAAGATGACGACGAAGAAGAAAATAAACAACTCAAGCTTGAGCTTAGATACTCTAGTAACTGACATATATAAATCATTATCAAACTTATCAAAGGGTAAGGCCCTTAAGATAGCTGATAAAGATATAGAAGATTTCGGAGAGAGTGTAAAGAAGGCTGTTAAAAGCTGGGCATCTCCGCACAAGCAGTCAACTGGTTTAAGAATGTCTAACATAGGACACCCGGCAAGGAAGCTGTGGTATGAGTCTAGAGTATCGTTAGCAGATAAATCAAAGCACATGCCAAATGAAGCTACACAGATTAAGTTTCTGTATGGACATCTGCTAGAAGAGTTGTTAGTCTTATTCATTAAGATGTCAGGACATGCGATAACTGATCAACAGAAAGAAGTAACTGTTAACGGTATCGTTGGTCACATGGACTGTAAGATAGATGGTGAGGTTGTAGATATTAAAACAGCATCTAACTTTGCATTTAAAAAGTTCAGTACTGGCTCGTTAGTTGACGATGACCCTTTCGGATATATCGCACAGTTAGCAGCTTATGAAACTGCTGAAGGTACAGAGGATGGTGGTTTCTTAGCAATCAATAAAGAGTCAGGTGAGCTGGCTTTATTCAGACCGGGGCCTTTCTCAAAGCCTAACATTAGTAAGCACATAGATAACCTTAGAGTATCAATAAAAAAAGAAACACCTCCTGATAGATGCTATGAAGATATAGCTGATGGCGTTAAAGGCAACAAGCGATTAGCTTCAGGCTGTACCTATTGTTCTTTTAAAAACAAATGCTGGGCAGACGCTAACAACGGTAAAGGCTTAAGAGCTTTTAAATATTCTACAGGTTTAAAATATTTTACAAGGGTAATTGCTACACCTAAAGTTGAGGAAATTTATATATGAATGGTCGTGTCGCTAAAAGAATTCACAATCAATCAAAAGCTATTGCAACAGAGTGGCTGAAGTCTATGCTCTCTGATACAGAAGCTGCTAAGGTTACTGTTAATAATCTACCTAAGACTAACGCTTACTCTTATTTAAACGGTACAGCTTACTCAATGCCTTATTCTTTGAAAGGTTCTTCGCGTATTATAAAGATGATTATTAAACGCAACCCACTTACACTCATTGAAAATATAACTGCTGCTACAATTTCAGAGTATATAAGAGCTACTAAAAGATCATGATAGTAGAAAACCAACCAGAAGATATGATACTTATGCTTGCTAATTTCTTTGTAGTTGAGAAATCTACAATGAGAGAAGTACCCATTGAGATTGTACAACAGCTACTCGTACTGTTAGAATTAGAACTCATTAAACGGAAAGGTGTTATTCACTAAATGAGCAGAAAACCTAGAAAAGTTAGACCAGTAGATCCTGATAAACCCAGTGACTACGATTCAAAATGGGAAAAAACCCTACATAATACTATCTTAAAGGATTGGATACATCACGATGACACTGTTCCTTACACAGTAAATCACGTATACCACCCTGATTTTGTACGTGTGATAAAACGTAAGAAGATTTTATTAGAATCTAAGGGACGCTTCTGGGACTATGCTGAGTTTAGTAAGTACATATGGATTAGAAAAGCTTTGCCTGATGACATAGAGTTAGTGTTCTTATTTGCAAACTCATCAGCCCCTATGCCACAGGCTAAGCGTAGGAAAGATGGTACAAAACGTAGCCACGGTGAATGGGCTACAGATAATAACTTTAGATGGTATACCGAAGAAACATTACCTGACTCATGGAGAAGCGAGTATGAAGAAGAACAGGCTGAATGACATCGTACCTGAACAATGGGACTCAGCGTGGAAAGCTAGTTACAAAAGTAATTTAATAGATAACACCGTAGAAGATTTAATAACTTACGATGTTGTTGCTAAGCCTAAGCATTACAATTCTGGGGAAGTAGAATGTATTGTTGCTATGCAATCCATGTTAACTCCAGAAGAGTTCAGAGGTTATCTGCGTGGCAATTCTTTTAAATATAGATGGCGTTACCCTAATAAAAATGGTATAGAGGATATTTCAAAAGCTGAATGGTACGAGAAAAAACTAAGAAAGGTTTTAGAGAGCGATGGACAATAACTATTTAGATACTAAAGCAGAACGCCGCAGTAGATATAACAAAAAAGTTAAGTCTAAAGGCGTTAAGAAAGAAAGGAATATTAAAAAGGCTTTAGAAAAAGAACTACGAAAGTTAGAATCTGAAGAGGCTTTGAAATGAAAATCTTGTATAAGCTTCTTAGCTATCTTAATGGTGTTGTGTTAGGAATAGCTGCATTAATAGCAGCACCTATGCTTATAGTCATGTTTTTAAATGTTGTGGTTTTTAGATACTTGAGAGATAAACCTATGGATAAAGAAGAGTTTAAAAATTACTGCTGGACTATGTACGTTCTTAACTGTACAGAGAGATCAGAAGAAGGGGAAGGGCTAATTACTTTTCTAGAGTACAGAGAAAAGAATGAAGACTTTCTTAAAGCTAAATATGAGAGGATTTTTAAAAATGAATTTCAATGAATATCAAGATAAGGCAGAAACATTTGCAAGTTATGATAATGTTTTTTATCCTTATGCAAGTCTTATGGTAGAGACAGCAGAGCTTGTTGATATCTTTGTAAAGCCTTTACTACGTGGCGATGTTAAAACTATTGTAAGAGAAGATGTTATTGCTGAAGCAGGTGATGTACTATGGAATCTTGCAGTGCTTTTAAAGAAAAACAGTATTGAACTAGAAGAAGTTGCAGTATATAATATAGAAAAATTAACAGGTCGCCTTGAGAGAGGCACCATCAGAGGTGACGGAGACAAACGATAATGGATAACTACAGTAAGTTTATAGCTGCCAGCAGGTATGCTCGTTGGCAAGATGATAAGAGTAGGCGTGAGACATGGGAAGAAACAGCCCAGCGTTATGTAGCCTACTGGGGCAACAAGATTGGTAACGAAGAAAAGCAGAAGATCACAGACGCTATTGTTAATCTAGAAGTAATGCCTTCTATGCGTTGTGTTATGACAGCAGGGCCAGCATTAGACAGGGACAACGTAGCAGGTTTCAACTGCTCCTACCTGCCTATTGATCACCCTAAAGCATTCGATGAGCTTATGTACATCCTTATGTGTGGTACAGGTGTAGGGTTCTCCGTAGAGCGTCAGTATATTGCTAAGCTTCCTGAGATTGCAGAGAAGCTTCATACTACTGATACTACTATTGATGTAGCAGACAGTAAGATTGGCTGGGCTAAGGCTATGCGTCAGCTTATTGCTATGCTCTATGCTGGTGAAGTTCCAAGCTGGGATGTTACTAAGGTCAGAGCAGCAGGAGAACGTCTTAAGACCTTTGGAGGTCGTGCAAGTGGCCCACAGCCTTTAGTAGATCTGTTTCAATATACTGTTGAGATCTTTAAAAGGGCAGCAGGTCGTAAGCTTAATAGCCTTGAGTGCCATGACCTGTGTTGTAAGATTGCAGAGGTTATTGTTGTAGGTGGTGTAAGGCGTAGTGCTTTGATCAGCTTGTCTAACCCTTCTGATGGTCGCTTACGTAACGCTAAGAGTGGTCAGTGGTGGGAAGAACAAGGTCAAAGAGCCTTAGCTAATAACAGTGCTTGTTATACTGAGAAGCCTGAATTTAATTTCTTTATGGATGAGATGAAAGCCTTGTATGACTCTAAGTCTGGTGAGCGTGGAGTCTTTAGCCGGGTAGCAGCACAGAAGATTGCAGCTCGTAACGGTCGCCGTGAAGCTGACTATGACTTTGGTACTAACCCCTGTAGTGAAATCATTCTCAGACCTAATCAGTTCTGTAATCTTTCAGAAGTAGTTGTACGTGCAGATGATACCTTAGATAGTTTAAAAGAGAAGGTACGCATTGCAGCTATTCTAGGAACTTTACAAGCTACACTGACTGACTTCCGTTATCTTCGGACTATCTGGAAGAAGAATACTGAGGAAGAAGCCCTGCTAGGTGTTAGTCTCACTGGTATTATGGATGCTAAGATCACTAACTCAGGTAAAGATCTTGATGTGGTGCTTAGTACTCTACGTGAAGTAGCTGTTGAGACTAATAAGAAGTGGGCTAAACGATTAGGTATTAATCAAGCTGCTGCTATTACTTGTGTTAAACCCTCCGGTACTGTTTCACAGCTTGTTAACAGTGCTAGTGGTATTCATCCTCGTTTCAGTCCTTATTATATCAGGACAGTACGTGCAGATTCTAAAGATCCTATGGCTCAGTACATGCTACAGGCTGGTTTCCCTTGTGAAGTAGACTCTACTAAGGTAACTCGTAAGCCTTCTGTAGACGGCGATAGGAGCCATCTAAAGCCTACTGAACAAGACCTATATCATGGTACTACTCTTGTCTTTAGCTTCCCTGTAAAGTCCCCTAAAGGCGCTATATACACTACAGACATGGGTGCCTTAGAACAACTAAAGCTTTGGAAGATTTACCAAGACAGCTGGTGTGAACATAAACCTTCTATCACAGTTTATTATAAAGACGATGAGTTCTTTGATATATGTAGCTGGATGTGGAAGAATTTTGATATGATGAGTGGCATCAGCCTGCTACCATATAGTGATCATACTTATGACCAAGCTCCTTATACTGAATGTACTGAAGCTAAATATTCTGAGGTATTAAAGACTATGCCTGAGTTTGATTGGGAAGCTTTATCAGCTTTCGAGTTTGAGGACATGACTACAGGCAGCCAAGAGCTTGCTTGTGTTGGCGGTATGTGTGAAATCTGAAGCTAATCTAGCATCATTTAGAATACTAATTGATTCGAGAGGCAACCTAGTAACAGAAATTTCTGGGTTGCCTTACGATGAAATAAGTAGTATATTCAAGGACGAAGATGCGTTTCTCATCAGGAAGATTGTAAGAGAGAGTCGCATCAAATTTACTAAACTCCATAACTATCTTGAAAACGAACTGGCGGCCTTACAATGATAACAGAAGATATATACGTAACTCAGAATATAGAACTACCTATTGTTACTGTGTTAAGATTAAACGTAGACGCAATAGGGTATCTATCAAATGCACAAGCAGAGAAAGCTACTCTACCTACAATTCTAAAATTAATGGAGAATCATTCTTCATATATAATAGAATTGTCGGAGAAGATTAGTAAGTCACAACGTGTAGATTTAAAAGCAGTTAAGTAATAAGGACTGCCCCATAAAGCGAGATAGCTTGGGACTCGCATTACCACTTCTCCCTATCAGCCCAGTAAGCTGCTGACATCTTACCCTTCTTAATATTCTCACCGTGACGAGCTTTAAAAGATGCTCTCTTCTTCTTCATCGCCTCAGACTCACCTGCTTTAGGTTTACCTGCTGTTGATGCGCCTTGTTCTCCGAAGCGTATGGTCTTAACCTTATCGCCTTCCTTAGCTACAACTACGTGGCTCTTCTTAGGATGGTCTGGAGTTCTCTTAGGTTTGTTAAAACCACTCACACCTGCCCTATCAAGTCTGGGATCTTTCTTCATTATTTATCATCTCCTCGTTTGTTCCATAGTTCAAAGATAACACGAACCTTTTCTTTCAGTGTCTCTATATCGTTGTGCATTTTAGCAAGTACAATGACCAGTGTTACAAACCCTACAGCCACAGGCCAAGCAGTGTTAATAAACTCCAAAGCTGTCATTCTATTTCCTTGTCTTTTCAAATGTCCTAAGACCACCAAGACCAAGCATCCCTAGTAGTACAGGCATCATTGTATCTAAAGGTATCAAAGGTACTGTGATAGGAATCTCCATTGATAGAGTTATTATAAAGTTTGCAAAAGGTATAACAAGAAAGTTACCTGCCATACCCAATACGCATACCCACCCCATAGCAGGCCGCCAGCCAGATGTAAACAAAGAAGGACTAGCAGCCTCAATCTTATTCACTGCTATCTGAGCCAATGCACTTTCCTGCGCATATTTCTGTGACATTGTTGCAATTTCATGCGCCAAAGCACTCTTCTGATCCTTATCCTCAATGAACTTATCTAATAAGCCTGTTACTGGCCCTATGAGAGAGTTTAAGAGAGCCATATTAGTAGCTCCATACCCAAGGGCGTGTATGATTATCAGTCTTATCAAGATCATCTAGGTGTATGAAGCGACTAGATCCTTTTTGATTAACACCTATACCGCCTATACCCATGCTAAAAGCTTTCTTAAGAAGCTTGTGAGCCTGTTCCCCTCTGACAGCAATATCTATTGCCCTTCCTGATGAATGAGCACCCGGCCCTGCTGTTTTCTTTGCTTCAATAGGATGATCTTTACAGCGATAAGCAGAGGTAACAACAAAAGGAAAGCCCAAAGCTTCACGTAAAAACTCTATCTTAGACATGAAGTCTTTGTTCATGCCCTCTTCGCCACAGTGTTGACAGGCTAGTTCTTCGGCAGTAAAATACTTATACATTAGTACCCTTCCTCTTTAATGATTTTAAAACTAAACCACCCTCGTTATTCTTGACCCTTTGAGAAGTAGTGCTTTCCACAACAGAAGCTACTTGCTTTACATCTGCATTTAAAAGTTCATCAGAAACCCGTAACAACTCAGAAAGCGCCGTGTCTTCCTGTGCAGACATACCTAATAGGGTTCTTATTCTTTGAACAAAAGCCGTCCAAGCATTAGTATTACCATATTTAATTGTTTCTAAATACTTCTGCATGTCAGGATTAGTTAAACCCCAAGCTACAATCTCATCTACATTTGCCATGGAATTATTCATACGCCTGTAAAGTTTAGTTTCATACTCACTCAAATTAGCAGGATCTTTAGCTTTCTTATTAAAATCACCAATCACATAGTTAAATAAAGAGTATAGATCCTGTACATCTTTATGTAGTTTAGTCCCTTTCTGAGATGCTAAGTTACCTACCCGTATACTAGCCATTGTGGCTGCGTGTACAGATTCATGTAAGATTGTCTGTGGATTCATACCATTAGCTAAAGAATCTCTAGGGGTTATGTCATTTATAAAAACAGATACCTTTTTATCTACACCAGAGAAATTAGCTACACCGGCTGATCCTCCGCGAACTAACGCCGTAGGTGCTGGTTTTTCTAATGCTGTACTAGAGCCACTCTTAAGTCTTGCTATTTGATAGTCAAAAGAAAAGCCTTCTTTTTCTAAAGCGTTTAATTGATTAGCTACTTTATCGGCTATTATCTTATAGTCTTCTTTACCAGCCTCTAAACCCTTAAAGCCAACGTAACGAGTGACATCTGCTAAAGATTTACCTTCTGTGTTAAGCACTAAATCATCTGCTACCTTTTCAAAGCTTGGAGCAACTGGTTCTACAACAACCTCTTCGGCTGTCTTTTCAACCATAGGAGCCTTCGGTTTTTTACCGAAACCAAAAATAGCAGAAGAACTTGAAGACATCTCAACATCATCTGTATTTTTACTTATTACTACAGAAACACCACTTATACCCTGCTTATTAGGGACAGTCGAAACCTCAAAAGATTTTCCTAATGTGTCTTCAACATACTTTTTAAGCTCGCCTATAGTAAAACCTTTCTGATAAGAGCCAGTAGACGTGGTATAAGCTAAAGGCTCTTCTGTAACTACTTTAGCTTTTTTAGAAGCCATACCTTTTTTAGCCGCACCAGCATCCCATGTCTGTATTAGAGCCTTGCCACCAACTTTTAAAGCTTTACCTATATTCATAATAGCTTCTTTTCTAAGGTCTGGTGGAAGTACGTTAATAACATTGGTACTTATAATTTTACCGTATGTATTTTCAGGTACTTCTGTAGGATTTTTAAATGTAGGTATAAAGCTTTCGTCAGGGAAAGGCTCAAAAGTATCATCTATTTTATTAGTCTGTGCATTTAAACCTTTACCTGCCCCGTAATCCAAAGACCGCCCTGTAGCCCCTAACGAATCCAAGTAAGAAGATGCTTTAGTGGCTGTACCTACTGTGTTAGCTCTTTGCGTTGTTCTAGAAGCACTGTTAGCTAGTAGAGCCTCGTCTAGATTATTTAATACATCGTTAGATAGCTTCTTACCTTCTTCAATAAGTTCATCAGTAGTTTTTAAAGGCCCAGTAAGTACAGGGGCAATAACATCGTCATCTAAAGATTTTAAGGCTGTTTTACCTAGCTTAACAACAGCTCCACCTATACCAAATCCCATACGCTTCAAAGGATCTGTAACAACACCACCGCCTTTAAAGCCTAGACGCCTCAAAGGATCTTCGTTATCTATAAAAGCATCACCAGCTTGAACATCATAAGGAAGACCTGTCATCTTATCTATACGTTGATCAGGCTCTTTAGGGGCTTGAGGCACGTTTACTACACCACCAGCAGCCCTATTCATTCTTTCGTAGTAGCTAGTTAACTCATTTATAACAGGTAAGTTTTTTAAACGTGTTGGATCTTCAGATACCCTTTTAGTTGCTCTCCACAAATCATCAATTATATTAAGTGCCGGGGCTATATTACTGGTTACAGGCCTATAATCAGGTGTTGAAAGAGTATTAACTATTTTATCTACTTGCCACGGTAAGAAGTTACCTGATATCGCCAAACCACGCTGAATACCTTTAACGCTAACAGGCTCTAAGTTGTCCGGGTTATACTCATCGTAGTTAGGCTTTGACCACTCTTTAAGCCAGCCTACACCTGCGTAGACAACAGCACCAGTTAACATTCTAACAGCCTGCTTTGCATCACCGTCTTCTAAACGCTCTATTAAGTAATTACTTTGTGCTGATTTCGCCTGCGCCCAAGACAGGAACTGACCAGTAGCTTTAACAAAAGGATCGTTAGACTGTGTAAAAAGTAGTCGATTACCTACTATAGGTACAATAGCATCTCTATCAGCACTTCTACGTCCCGCCATGTCTAAAAAGACATTAGCGTTTTCATCAGAAAAAGCTTCTTCTGCATTTTTAAATTTTGAAATAACCGACAACTGATCTTTATCTATACCAAGACCGTTCATTTCTGTTTGAAGGCTTTTAGATATTCTACCTTTAGACTTTTCAATTTTCTTGGCTATATCAAAAGTTCTATAAATACCTGCATCATATGCGAATGTTCGAGCAGCTTTAGTAAGTGTAGATAGCAATACCGCTTGGAAAAATCTTTTGTTTATAGTAGCTAGGTTGTTGTGTATAGTACTGAGTGGATCAGCTCCTTGTGTCTGTACAGCCTGTAATTCTCTTTCCCAAGATTTGTCGTACTGAAAACCTGCTCTAGAGGCAAAACTCTTTACGCCGGGAACAATAGATTTAGAAGATTTAATAGCATTGAATACACCACTATTTTGTATTGGTTGTATTAAATCACCAAGAGATGATACTACTACTCTGGGCAAGTAGGTAACATTAGCTAACGTGGTGAATGTAGCCCCTATTACAGAACCTAACTTACCGTACTTATCCGCTGAGCCATGTACACCCCAGAAAGCGTTTAAAGAGCTTCTAAGTTGATCCTCATATTTCTTTTTAAAAGCAATCTCTGCACCCGTCTTACCCTTACCCCCAAGAGTCTTTTCAATATCAGAAAAAGCCCTAGTAATAAGCTCACCCTTAGCCCCAAAAACATTAGCAAAGTTCCTTACCTTAATACTTTTATCAGCATACTTAGCTGATATTTCAATAGGGTCTAGAGTCAACCAGCCTTTTTGAGCCATGAAGCTAGTAGCTTCTACATCAGTGATTACCCGCTTCCTTTCAAAATGATCGGTAAGAGGAATAAAAGAACCATCTTTGTTAAATACTCCTCTATGAACTACACTGTCTTCGTCAGCTTTTGTCTTTATACCTCGTATCTTATTAACAAAATCTATAGCTTTTTCTTCGAGAGCTTTTGGGCTTGTCATTGTTTTTAACACACCAGCCGCTACCCTATTTTGATCTTGTATAGTAAAAGCCTGAACAGCATCCTCCTGAAACTTGTCAATACCTCCTTTCATAATATTTTTAAAGTTCCAAAGCTGTGCCATACCGTAGTTATCAATGTCACTAAAATTAATACCGGCATCACGCATACTTTGCTTAAGTATATTTTGTTCTGCTGTAATAGCAGGAGCTATCCTACGTACTTCATCAATGTCTTCAGCTGTTAATCCCTTCTTCAAGCCGTTATTTATACCTTTATAACCTACAGTTAAAGAGTCGGCTGATACCCAACCTCGCGTTACAGCAGTAACTACTTCTTTAACAGATTTGTTGTTATACGAATCACCAAAAACATTAACAACTTTATTCATGTATTTAGAAACATCAGAAGCGTATGTGGTTTCTACGGCATTAGTAGCGGCTCCCGGTTTTTGTAATAATAAATTACCTATAATCTTTGCCCAGCCTCCATAAGCATCTAGCTTAGTGGCTGTTGTACCAGCAGATAATATTTTTGTAGTCGCCAGCAAAGAATTGCGACCAGTTTCAGCCACTGTCATTTTAACATTTTCTAAATCAAAGCCAGTTATTTTTAATTTATTTAATCTTTTAGATAGTACTCCAGCACCTACCCCCAGACCGACTAGAGTTGCCAGCATAGCATCATCGTCGTCATCACCTAATGTAGCTCCTGTTGCAAAACCACCAACACCGCCGATAAGCGGTCTAGTAGCCTCCGAAATTAAACCAGCTAATATGTTATCAGTAAGTTTACCTTTGGCTGCTAAATCCTCTGCGATATCAACTGCCATATCTGCTGAAGCAGTGGCTTTATCTATATGATTACTATATAATTTAGTAGTAGCCTCTTCTATTTTATCTTCTAAAGCTTTAATTTGAATTTTAATATCATTTTTATAAGAAGGAGTTGGTCTTTTAGGTGCTTCTCTAAGTATTTTTAATCTCGCAGCTAAAGTATCAGCCTCAGTTAACAGTTTTTCTTCCGAACTCTTTGCCAATTTACTTGTAGGATCTGTTAATATTTCTAGTTTTTTATACTCTTCTTTTTGTAAAGAAGAAATTATTTTTTTACGATCAGCTGCCTTAAGTAATGCCCGCATATCAGTAAGTATAGCTTTCATCTGATTTATAGGTTCAGCTCTTAAAGTAAGATTTGTACCTGTAGCCGAAACCTCTGGTATAAGTTTAATTATATCACTGTGAGTGAAGAGATTTTGTGCCGACTCTGCAATAGTCACAACTTCTGACTCTGTTAAAATAGTAGGTGTTATTTCATCACTTACTACAGGTACTCTAGCAATAGCTTCTGTATCTTCAGCAATTTCTGCTAAAGAGTCAGCTCCTTTTTTACCATAGATAGCTGCTGATGCTAAACCACCAAGACCCCCTAATACAGTACTAGCACCTAAATTAACAAGATTAACTTCACCATGAATAAGCTTATCGCGAGTAGCAGAATCTACAGCTGCAATAGAGGCGTTTATAGCTACAGAAGAAACCTTCCCCGCTTTAGCAATTTTTATCCACGGTACAAGTATAGTAGCAGGGTCTACTAAAGCAACACCTAATCTACCACCCAACATTGTCATTGATTCTTCTTCTTCAGTTAGATACTTATACTCAGGAAACTCTTTAGCTATGCCTGTCTGCCTTTCGTATTCTCCCACTTTTAACGCATCAGCAAAAGAAGCATCATAGGTATACGAATCAACTAAAGCTTGTCCATACCTAAGAGCATTACCAATTAAAGTAGTTTCTTGAGCAATACCATATGCAATCTGTCTATCTGTGGGAGTTTCTTCAACAGCCACAGCTTTTGCTACAGCAACAGATTCAGCAGCATCAGCATATAGTTTATCTAAAAAACTTCTAGTATCGAATTCTTTCTCTTTAGTCTCTATAGGCTCAATAGTAAGCGGAACATCTTCTGGAGTTTTCAAAGGATCTTCTGTAAGAGCGTTAATATTTTCCATATTAAGTATTACCCTGTTTTAATCTGTTAAGATAAGATTCTGTCATAAGTTTTAAATCATCCTCACTCATTATTTTAGATCGCTGTAAATCAATCATAAAATCTTCAGTTTTTCCTCTGCCTAAAGAAAGCATAAATTTAACTTTATCTTCAATAGAACCAGCAGGATTAAATTGCGGATATCCACGTAAACTTAAACCTTTTGGCACGTAGTTATATCTTTCACGTAGTAATTCAATTACATCAGGATCATATTGTGACGTTTTAATTAAATCACTAAGTACATCTTCGGTTACTTTTGTTTTTGTTTTATCTAAATACTCTTTAACTTTATCAACGTCTGGAGCATCAGTACCTGCTAAAGCCATAGTAATTTCTTCATTAACAGGCTCAGCTTTTCTATCTTTTGTGTCTACCGTAAGTGGAGTTTCTTTCGGTTCTACAGGCAGCTCTAGCAAGGAACGCTCCCGCTCTCTAGGCTCAGGCTCGATTGTAGTTTCTACACCTCTAGGTCTTATGTTTTCTAAAAGCTGCTGCTGCCCTGCTCTGTCTGTAGTTGCTGTCATTGACGGAGGCGTACCTGTAACTTTTGCTAGTTTTTTATTTTGACTTGAAAATTCAGATGGCGTCTGTCCTAGTGAAAGACTGCTAACTCCCGGTAATAAATCTTTTAAAGTGCTTAGAACCTGTGGTATTGCAGCAGCTCCTACCTCTCTTCCAACAGTGGATGCAGGTTCAGACGGCATTTCGTTAATCCCTGATTTCCACTTTCTTGCCATTAATAACAACGTATCATCATCAGGTATAGCAACCTTATTATCTTGTCTCATCGTAGCCACTACTTTAGGAAAAAAGGCGTCTGGGTCTTCAAGATATTTTTCTTTTAAAATATCTTCTACTGATGAAAAAGGTAACAGTTCAGTCGTAGTAGAAGGCGGTGTAGTTGCTGGCTGACCTTGCTTAGAAGCATCAAATGCCTCTTTGTCAAACTTTAAAAATCCTGTAAATTTATTTGTAGTAACATCAGAGCTAAAAAGGTTAGTTTCTGTCTCTGCTTTTGTTTCTAATGAGTTTTGAATAATGAACACAGTTCTTTTTTCTACCATTTCTATCTGAGCTTCTCTAGAGGTGTTTGCTACATAGGCCTCTCTTTCCTGCGGAGTTAACCTTTCATATTCATTAAAAACACTATCAGCTGCCATTCTGGTTGCCGCCCTATTTATTAAGTCCCATTGAGCTTCAGCCTCTTTATATGCAGGTAGTTTTAATATTCTAGAAGACACTTCTTCTATGCTATCAATTTGCGTTGATGCAGTAGAGTTATAAACATCCACTATAAATTTCTTTTTAGTAGCGGCCATTTCAGAATTAGTTGCAGCTAGTTTATCTTGTATGTTTTTAATATCATCGCCTGACATAACAGCATTAATGCCATATTTATCTTGCATTTTATTGCGAACTTCTCTATAGGTAGGTGTAGTACCATTTTTAATTAAGCTATTAAAAGTTATATTGAAATTATTACTGTATTTACCAGCCGCAACATCTTCAGATAGTGACTCATTATCTAAGAAGTCAAAATATTCTGTTCTATTTTTTATATCCTGTTTAAGAGACTTTGTTATTAGCGACTCTTCAAAGGCGCGATTTGATGCGCCTGCTTCAAGAATAGTAGTTAAGGTTTCTACTTCTTCTGTAGTAAAGTCAAGGATCTCACGTGCCTTAAGTAAACTCTCTTCTTTACGAGCTTTAGAAGGGCCGCCAAGCATAGGCTCCCCACGAAACAAAGAAGAACCCATGTTCCATGCTTTAGAAACAATACCCTTAGAATAAGGAGTTACTTTTTCTAAAGTTTCTGTTATTTCTGCTGAAGTACTCATACTAGCAGCAGCCGTAAAAGCGTTATTTAAATTAGTAGCGTATTCGGCGGCTTCTTCATTAACAGTTTTTAAGTGAGCTGCTAAATCTTTTCTATAAGCATTACCAATATCAGTCTTACTATCTCTTATTTCTGCATCAGTAAGACCAGAATACTGAGCTTGGTAAGCAGCAAAAACTTCTCTAGTTTTATCTTCCGTAATTTTTTGAATAGCATACGAATTAGTATCACCGCTGTGTTTGTCTGTGATTTGTTTCTGTATACCGACTAATGATGTTTTGTATTTATTGAGTTTATTTATATCAGATTTAAACGACCTAGCTTGTTCACTATCTAATAGTTTTTTCATTGGATCTCTAAAAGGCGCTGCAATAACATCAGAAACACCAGCAGCAATTTGTTCACCAATAGGCTTTACAAGATAACCAAGAAGCATATTCTGCCTAGCTTTTCTTTCTTGAGTAGCGTAGTAATCTCTTTCTTCTTCTCTACGTCTTTTAAACTCAGCTCCTTGAGCAGACCCTAAAATGGAATAAGCTTGTCCTAATGATGTAGCCATTTATTTTTCTCCTAACAAAGAACGTGGTGGTTCTATATTTTCTATTTTAGCACTTAGCTCAGCTGGAAATTCTTCGTCTTTCTGCGGGTTTTTAATAGAAGAAAGAGAATCATTTAACATCTGCATACCGCCTCCAGCTGGTTCTTGCTCATCTTCATCTTCATCATCGCTGATAACAAATTCAACATCAGCCCTTTCTGCTAAAGAAGCAATCATATATGCTAAAGGCTCAGCTACAATTAACATCATATCAGGGTTTATTAAGCCTTCTGAAAATGATTTGTAAACAAGAACCTTAACAATATCCATTACAGTAGTACCGTCTTCTAAAGCATCTAACACTTTTATATATATATTCTCTTCTGTTAAAAGCTCAAAGAAGTATTCTAAAGCCTTTGTCCTATTTGTATAAACAGGCGGCCCTTCAAACGGATGAGGAGTATCAGGAGAATTAGTTAAAGAGTGTCCGGGTATGGGCCTTTTAAAAGATGTACCTGCTTTATAGAAAGCTTTATCTAGGTCTGACATTATTTATATTCCTTTATTAAGCTGCAAATTGTTGCATGTAACTATCATAATAATTTTTAGTGTTAACAGCACCGCCCCACATACCATCAGGTGAAGTACCTGTAGTATATTGAGAAGCAAAAGCAGTATAGTCATCTACCTGTGAAGCTTGTATAGCTTGTGAGCTTCTATAAGTATCTGCATTAGATCCCCAAACCGGCCCAGCCTCGTACTCTTCTGGTGGGTTTATCATTTCCATAAGTTTACCAGTTACCATACTCGTAGCTATAGCTCCGGGCATAGCCTCTGCTTTAGCTAGAGCATCTCTACCCATGTCTCCACTTGTAACATACTCCTTAGCTCTTCCGGGGAGATCGGTTATGTAGGAACCAGCACGAGATAGCAAGGATTGGGGGGCAGCTACCGGCGTTATTAAATTACTAACTGTAGGAGTTGATAACCCGCCACTAAGACCACCTCCAAACGCTGGAGTGCCTGCATCAAAAGACATACTGCTAGATAACGAACCGGCACCAGTCTCGCTCAGTACCGGAAGATCAGCTACACCAGCACCTGTCCCACCTAATACGGGTAAGTCGCGTACAGCAGCCGTTGCAGCAGAAGAAGCACTACTTGTACCTAAAAACTCAGCACCTTTACCTACAAAAGCATCGAAGTTCTTAACCATTGCATTACTGTATTGACCCCAAGCTTCTCCTACAGACAGGTTAGGCATCACAGTACCTGCGGCTGTCTTCATCCCTAACTTACCACCAATGTACCTACCTGTAGCACCAAAGAACTCAGTGACAGCACCAGTAACAGTTTTAAAACCAGCCTTAACTGTACCAGCAAACTGACTGGCTTTCTGCATAACCCATCCAGCGCCTCTAGCAATAGAACCCATTACACCTTTACCAGCTACACCTGCAAGTTTACTAGCGGCGCCTGCCCACATACCCCCTAAAGCACCGAAAGCTGCGTTAGCAATACCCGGTAGGATAAAGAACATAGCTACTTGTCCAAGTATACCTGCCTTATTAACAAGCTTGCCAAAGCTTTTAAATGCACCCTTTACCGCCTTACCAATTGCCTTAAATGGCTTTTTAATACCTTTCCAAAGCTTACTAAAAAATCCCATACTTTAAACTCCTATTAAATATTTATACCCATTTCATCTAAAATGTTAAACAAAGCTGTTCGCTGCTGTACTATTTTTACATCTGTGCTAGTCATGAAAGCTTCGTTCTGAAGAGCCGACTGCACTACTGTTATTTTCCTATCAAGATCAGCTTGAGATACATTCAAATCAAAAGCAGCTAAATCGCGCATCTCTTGCCAGAGTTGAGCTTGTGAAGCTGCTGTAAGAGCAAAGCTATTCTGTACACTTTGTTGATTAGCTGCATTCTCAGCAGCAGTATCCGCTAAGTTAGCATTTCTTCTCCAAGCAATATTAGCTTGTTCAATAGCTTGTGCATTAGCAGCATTCCACTGATCTCTTTGATAATCAAGATTAGCGTTAAACTGCTCTACTGATGTAGTAATCTGAGCATTAAACTTATCAGCTTCTAGAATATTTGCAGAGTCTAAGGCTGAAAGCTTATTAGCTTCTGAAACATTAAACTGTTCCATTGCATTTGTCTGAGCACTATTAAACTGATCAGCCTGTAGCTTTAGACTAGACATAAACTGCATTGTTTGAGTTTCAGAAGTAGCATTAAACTGTGCTGCTGCATTTGTAGCTGCTTGATCAGATAACAAACGTTGTTGTAACATCTGTTGATCTAACATAATAGCTTGTTGTTCATTACCTAGATTAGCCATATCCATAGCTAAAAAGCTTTTAGCATTTTCTACAGCTAACTTAGTTCTTTGATCAATATTAGCCATGTCCATAGAAGCCATAGCCGCTGCGTTCTGCATAGCTGCTTGTTGATCAGCACTAAACTTAGTTTGTGTCATTGTCTGCATAAACTGACTATTAGCAATAGCCATCTGTTGATTAGCATCCATTTGCTTCATGTCTAAGTTGCCGTTAATCTGAGCATTAAACATAGCTGCTTCTTGTTTATTTGAAAGGTTTGCAAGGCCCATCTGCTGTGCAAGCTGTGCATTGACTTGACCAGCCTGCATCTTCTTTTCATACATCTGAAGCTCAGCAACATTCTGAGCATTCATAGATTCTGAATTTGCTTGGTTTTTAAAAGTTAGGTTAGCTAGTTGAACTTTTTCAGAGGCGCTTAAACGTGCCATCTCTGCATTCTGTCTAAGGTCTTCGTTCTTAGCCATCATGTTTGTATAGACAGTTAGCTCTTGTAATCTAAATTGATTAGCAGCACTAAAGTTAGCAGTATCTGTAGCTGCCTTTTCTGAAAGATTAGCAAGCTCCATTTGCTGTTCATTATTTAAATTAGCTAAGTCCATCTGTTGTGCAAGAGAAGCATTAGTCTTCTTAAAGTCTACTAAAGTATTTAGATTAGTAAGACGTTCTTGGTTTACAGCAGTCATTGTATCTCTAGCTGCTGCATTCTTTTCAGTAAGATTAGCTAACTCTACTTGTACTTCAGCAGATAGATTAGCTTTTTCCATGTCTTGCTTTAAATCTGCTTGTCTTACAATACGTTCTACTTGAGCATTATAAGTAGTTAGTTTAGCCTGTTGTTCGGCGGTCATATTCTGTGATGCAGAAGCATTTAAGTACTGAAGGTTTGCAAGATCTGCTTGAGCGCCTACACTTAAAGTAGAGATAGCTGCTTGTTGTTTCTGTGCAGACTCTTGCTGTGCTTTCTGCTGAGCCATCTGTGCGTTAGTTAGTTCTACTTGCTGTGCCTGTTCTGCACTAGTAATAATAGCTTGTTGTTTGAAAGCACCTTGCTGTAGTTTAATCTCATTAGCCATTTGTGCTGTCTGAGAAGAAGCTGTCTGAGTATTTGCAAGGTTCTGCATACGAATAGTCATTGTATTCTGAGCATTCGCTAAATTAACTTGCTGTTCATTTGAAAGGTTTTGAGCTGCACGTTGCTGAAGAGCCTGTGCATTGCTCTGAGCCATTGGTAAAGCACTCTGTATGATTGCATTAAACAGCGCATCACGGCCTACTGTAGAGGCTGAAAGACCCCTCTGAGCCATTTGCTGTTCAATAGCAGCTACTGCTGGCCTAGCCCATATAGGAGTCTTACCCTCTTCCATGCCTGCTAAAAGCTGTTCCATCTGTGTAGATACAAGTGCTTCAGTAGGTAAAGCAGCTACAGCGGCTACAAGTTCAGGGGCTTCTCCGCTATCTAAAGCAGCTTCAACGCTTGCTGGGTCTTCTGATAACGCTGCACTTACTTCTGCTGGTACATTAGCCACTACGGCTAACATATCTGCTGCTGCTGCGCTACGGGCTGCACCTGTAACTGCTTGCATACCAGCTGCTGCCATTGTAGGAATACCACCAATCTGAGAGGCATCACCCTGTGGTACAGTACCTGTAATAGCTTGCCGACCTTCAAGATCTACAGAAGGAACAGCACCTAGTTCTTGTGAAATTCGTGTCTTAGCTTCACCTGTCTGAGCTTCTCTTGTAGCAGCTAATAGATATTCTGGTATATCTTCTAGGTTAACACCTTCAGTAGAGATAATATCAAGAAGAGCTTGTTGTTCTCTTTTAGACATTGTTTCAGCAATACGTTTAGCTACTGCTGGATCTTGTGCCTGAATAATTTGAAAGCGTTCATCAGTTTCTATACCTGTTGCATAGTCTTTAGCTTCTGGTCTTGTAGCCGCAACACCTAGAGCAGCTTCTTCAGCAGCTTTATCTCTTTCTGCTGCAACAGCTTCTTGTGTTAGTTCTGTTTGCTCATCAACCTTTGCAATTGCATCAGCACTTACCGTACCCTGTGCGGCTTCTGTAACTCCTGTTTCACCAGCTTTAGCGGCTTCATAAGTTTGAGCTGTTACTTCTTGTGCAGTAGTGGCTGGTGCTGCTTCACCTTCTGTCAATGTGGTTTTAACAGCTTCAACAGCTTTAGGAGCTTCAACGCCAGCAAGCTCACCTATTTGTTGAATATCACCAGCAGCTGTTTGAATACTAGCATCTGTTTTTACTGCTTCTCTAGGGGCTGTTCCTGCGTCTGCTTGGGCTGCTGCTCGATCCCTTATTACTTTATCTGCTGCTTGTTTTTCTGCTATAGCTGCTTTTTCTTCTTCTGATGTTTCTGATGCGACCGCTCCTGTTCCTGCTCTTATTGCTGCTCTTTGTTCTGGCGTTAAATTAAATTCCACATTATATTGTTCACTCATATTACTACTTCCTACGTTATTGTTAGCTACACCTGAGTTAAAAGAAACACTGCCTGCTGATTCATTAAATGTATTATTTCCACCTGCATATACAGTACCTGCTGAAGTGCCAGAATTATAACCGCCGGAATAAGGACCGGGAGTAGCTGACGAATTAGAGCTTGGGGTTAATGCGCCAGCACCATAGCCGCCAAAAGTATAACTATTTTCACCAGTATTACCTACAAAATCCCCTAGTGCTAGTGAGAAGTTAGGATTAGCTTCTGTATAACCACCTGCCATAGGCCCTGTTCCAGCACCAAGTACTGATGTAGCTGGTGCAGCAGTTACCGTATCTTCTGTAGAGGTAGAAAAAGGAATACCCATAGGGTCTACTTCCTGACCCTTTTTGTTTGTAAGAGTTGCTGTATTAACAATAGCGTTACCAGCTGCGTCTACTTCTTGGCCTTTAGAGTTTGTAACAACACTACTGCTACTACCACCACTAGAGCTATTATTACTTAAATTAGCAGTGGTTGTCGTAGGAACATTAGCAACTGTAGATCTGCCCCATTCACCTACATTTAAAACTGTAGCTCCTGTAAGAAATCCATCACTTAACTGTCCTCCAAGACCCCAACCTGCTGCCATACTTTATAATCCTTTTAAATAGTTTTTTATTGTATCATCAGCAGAAGCAAATAACTGTGTCACTACCCAAGTTTCAGGTGTCTTAATACCAACTACAATATTATCTTCTTCTGTTAAAAAATAACGATCATTGTTCTTGTACAGCCTGTAGGTCTTTGTTATACTATCTTTTAAGTTTTTAAAGATATGTTTTAAATATACTTCTTCATATTCAATATCAGTTTCAACTGTTAGTATAGGACATAAAATACCATAACTATTATCTTTATATATTATAAACATACTTTTGATTATAGCTTAAAAACATATAAAAAGCTAATCTTTTTTTAAAAACTTTTGAACAGTATCTGTTTCCCATATTCTTAAACAAGTCCAGATGATAGTAATTAACGCTGCTAAAGGTGGAAGTACCCCAGCTACAGTTCCTAATGTACCGCCGATAGCCAGTACATCTACTACTGCTTTAGTTTCTTCTTGCATAGCTGGGGCTTCCTTTTAAGGTTGTTTCGCCTTATTGTTTAAAAATGCAAATGTTTCCATGAGCTTGTAAGCCTTCGCAACCCATTGGTCGTCTTTGGGCGTGTCGGTGTAGTTCGCAACGACACTAGCCGCCGTGACCAGCGATGTCGCAAAAATGTAAAAATCTAACAGGTAGTCCATTGGTTATGCTCCTTCTAGTGAATTATTACAGCGACTTCAGCGCGGCCATCGTCAAGAATCCGATTGACTCTACCGACTGACAGCTTGTACTGAGAGAAGTCAGGATTAGACACAGCCTGTCCATCAATGCTGCCATCGTCTGCTGCAACTGCAATAATGTAATCACCAGCAATAGCGCCTTGAACGTTAACCGGCACTTTGCCTGAGTAGGCTATTCGGTCTACGAGCTGTCTGGCTGCTTCAAGAGCTTCTTCAAAGGTTGCTAGGTCTGTTTCATACTCAGCCTCACGACTTTCAAAGTCAGCATCAGACTCGTCTTCAATGCGCGTAGGGTTGTTGGGCTTGGCACCCACTTGAGCCTCAGTACCCCATGTATCACCACCAACATAGGATGGGTCAGTTGACTTAACAGCAAAGCGAACAGCCTCACTGAATGTGAGCGTCAGTACACCGTCTGCTGTAAAGCCAACGATTGAGCCTTTAGCTATTGATAACCCGCCGTTGCGTTCATACTCAGCGTAGTCAGCACCGCTGGCGTTAACTGTCCCCGCTGCGTTGATTGATCTACTAGTTCCAGAGTCCTTGCGCAAGTACAGCATAGCGTTTGTAAGATTCTCTCCCGATGCGACAGCTAAGGTTGCCGCTGCGCCATAAATTGCTGTGGCAGGTTGTTCGGTCTCAAATGAAAATATAGATGCTGAACCTGACCCTCTGACCTGTAGCCTGCTTGATCCAGTAGTCACCCCCACCAACAAATTGCCGCTGGCGTCGAGGGTCATTCTTTCGATTTGAGTTACAGCAGTGCCTGCAGTGCCTGACGGTGTCGTATACCAAAAATGCCCACCAAGACCTAGACGATATTCAGAGGCTGCCGCTGTTGTACTGTATATACGCGACGACCCATTCCAATATTGATTTTGAGAAAGGTGAAGGTCTGAAGTGAGGTAACCCCAGAACGACCCAGCGGATGTTTGTACTACGTCAACCGCGCCACCCCAAGCACTAGGAACCACACCAATACCCACATTCCCGCTAAACGTCGCCGCTCCTGTGCCTTTGACTACAAATGCATTTGCTACGCTATTAGTATTAAAGGCAATGTCAAAAGTGGAGGCATCGTGCGTTATGTTTCCACGACCAGAAAAATCAATGATAGCACCCAACGGAAGGCCCACGTTGCCACTAAAGGTGGCGGCTCCTGCGCTATCAATTGTAATTGCTGTAACAGTAGAATTATCTATAATCCCCGGAGTACTCGAAAGTTCTATGGGTACTTTTGTATTTGGCATTTGTTATGCTCCTTTTAAGAGGCTGTGTAGCCATTGCCTGCGCTGATAGCTGCTTCAACTGCGGTCATGTCTTCGTCGCCCCAATCTTCTTTGGCTACCATTAGTTCAAGGTGCTGTACGTTTCTATCTACACAACCTTGACGATCTTCAGCAGATTCATCGGCCATGCAGTCTCCTGCGATTACATCTGTGATAAGAGCTACGCTGTCACCCATTGCTGAGTAGTCTTGTGCTAGTTGTTCTGCGGTGCGTGGTTCCATATTATTTTCCTTCTAAGGTTTCGAGTCGGGCTGTTAGTTCTTGTATAGCTTTAACAAGTACGGGGATTAGTGCTGCTTCTGCAACTTCCTGAGAACCATCTTCTCTATCGTCCCAAAGCCTAAAGCCATCTTTAATGCTTGCGTCTGCATCTATAGCCGCTTTAACTTCTTGGGCTATAAAGCCGTGGTTAGTCTGAGTATTCTTAAAGACTTCAGTTGATCCCTCTTCATAGGCTCTAAAGGTTTCAGGGAGTTCGCCAAGAGTCTTGTACTTAAAGGTGCGAGGCTGTAGAGCATTAATAAAATTAAGACCTGCTGTAGAGTCTGCAATGTCTTTCTTGTAGCGTTCATCAGAGACTGTTGCCCAACTGGTTCCTCCATGCGATAACCTAGAGTCTGAACCTCCGTTGCCCAGAGTAGTATAGCCGCCAGTCATAGTTAAGTTATAACCCAACCCCATAGCATAGTTAGTCCCTCCCGCCATGTCATTTGCCGCACCAACTACAGTGTTTGCTACACCTGATGTGACACTAAGACACGCATTATTTCCAACAAAAGTATTTGAGCCTCCTGTAGTCAAGCCTGCGCCTGCCGAATAACCTAACAAAGTACAACCTGCGCCTGTGGTAACTGAATCTCCTGCGCCCGTACCCACTGCTGTATTTTGATAGCCTGTGGTGTTTGCTAATAAAGCACTTGTACCCAAGGCTGTGTTGTTAGATGCTGTCGTGTTTGCATTTAGTGCGCTTTGACCCACTGCAACATTATTTGTACCTGTAGTTGTTGAACTACCTGTGCTATCACCTATAAATGTATTGGCATTTGCTGTTGTTACGCCGCCACCCGCATTATATCCAACGGTTGTGTTGAAACGTCCAGTGGTAATTGCATCACCTGCAAGACCACCGATGAGAGTGTTGCGATCTCCTGTGGTTACTAAAAGACCTGCGTTGTAGCCCACTGCGGTATTGTTACTGTCTGTAGTGGAGGTGAAGTTTTGATTAGCTAGTGCTGCATGACCAAAAGCAGTTGAGTGGTGACCATTTGTGTCGCTAGATAAGGCTTGCTCCCCAAACGCTGCATTATTACTTCCAGTTATTAAGCTACCGCCTGCGGTATATCCCATCAAGACGTTGCGAATACCTGTCGTAATTGCATCACCTGCGGTGGAACCCACTGCTACGTTTCTTTCGCCTGTAGTGTTTGCTAATAAAGCATTTTTACCTACTGCTGTATTATTAGATGCAGTGGTATTACTATATAAAGCAGTATCTCCAATAGCTACGTTTGAACTACCTGTTGTATTAGAGCTATAAGCGTTATTACCCATTGCAACGTTTTGACTACCTGTCGTAGTTGCATCACCACTTACATAACCAATAAATGTATTTTCATCACCCGTAGTAATCGCAGTACCAGCTTCATCGCCTACGAGAGTATTATAATTACCACCCGCTATAATGCTGTTACCTGCGTTGACACCTAGTACTAAGTTACTTGTGCCTAATGTTGAGGTATCTATTAGCCCCTTACTTACTTTAGTTAAAGCCATTTGTTATACTCCTTCTAGTGCTTCGATACGGGCGGTTAGGACTTCGATCTTAGTAATTGCTTCCTGTAGTGCTGCTGTCAACAGAGGCACCAGCTTGCTTTGGTCAATGCCCTGATAATCAGGAACGCTTCGAGTACCCATAACGGCTGCTACGGCTTCTGTGGTTACGTTGCCATCTTCATCCCTGACTTCTTCGACTGCTGGCGTGACTTCGTATTCTTCATCACGCATTGCGTCTTTAGTGCCATGAACAGCTTCCGGTACAACTTCCTGAGCTTCGT